CTAAATAGTAATGCTCTTTAAAAAATCGCCAGTAACTTCCGTTTGCCTTCCAAACTTGGAGTTCGATAGGAGGTCGTTTTTGGACTTTTTTTTTACTTCTGATACTCTCGTATCATATACCCAATCGGGTTGCAGCCATTCGATAATATCATAGTGGCAGGATAGTAAAACGATTTGTCGATTAGGCTCGCGTCTCCACGCTTTGGCAAATGCCGAAGCCCCTATTTTAGCGATTTGGCGGTCGATTACAGAGGTAAATTCGTCTACTATTACCTTATTGGGTGCTTCACAAATGAGGCGCGCTAAGCCCGCACGAAACTGCTCACCATTACTAAGGACTTTGAATGGGCGCAACCAAGCGGGTACATCGCCGAGCCCTACAGCTGAAAGAGCAGAGGTTACTTCGTTCATTGACTTGTTGGGGGCAATATCCTCAATAATGGGTAGGTTCGGGTTCCACCCTTCGGTAAGGTTGGTTATACCATTATCCCATATTTGTTTGCCTATGGAGGTTTTACCGCTTCCAGAAGGACCTACGATAAGCCCTATTTGCCAACCTTCGTCTTCTATGGGTAGATTGGCGGTGTGTTCCCACGTGTGCCCATTTTCGGCATTAAAAAGGGACTTTACTTTTTCGGCGCGAAAGGTTTTGAAGTTTTCGCTGGTGTGTTTTACTTTGATTTCCATTATACACTTACTACTTTAAGGTTAGTAAACCCCATTTTTTGGAGTTTTTCGAATAGTTCTTTTTGCTCTTGTTCGCTACTTACTTTTATAATGATAGCGTGCTGTTCTTTGTACTTGAATTTTGCCATTTGTTATTTTGTTTTTGTAATTCAGAAAATAGTTGTACTTTTGCGGCTCCTACATCATTCAAACATAAAAGAAACACGCAGGCAACAGAAGACTTATGTCCTCCGCAGCCTGCGTGGTTATGTTTAAGAAATGATGTAGGAGTTATTTTGAAAACAAGCGGAGGACATTTTTTATACTGCTGTCCTCCTATTTTAGCAGTGTTTAAACTTTTTTTAAATGCTGTTTAAACTTCACCGAAACAACTTAAATCTCCACAAGAGCAAGGCAAATACACCAATTATCAAGGTACTTATGATAAGTGCAATAGGTATTGTCTTGACTTCTTTTTGCACTTCCTTTTTATGCTCTGTATAAATATTTTTAGTCTCGGATTTTTGGCTTATCTTATTATCTATATAAAGAGTAGTATCAGCTTGTTGCAGGCTCTTAGAAAGGTTGTCTATGGTTTTAAGTGTTACCCTCCCGTTTATCACCCTTATAGTCTCACTATCACCATCCCTAATACGATGATATACCACCTCTTTAGCATTGCCCACACTATCACTCTCAAGGGTGAGCTCGTAAGATTGTGAGTGCTGAAGGTCAAAAGTGCTTACCTTTTGCGACTTCTCTACTTGTATAGAACTGTCTTTGGTTTCCTTTCTTTCGCTCCGCTGCTCTTCTTTGTGCTCGGTTCGGTTTGATTTTTTGCTTTTGCAAGAAAAAGTCAACCCAAGGGCTAATAGTAAATACAAAATCTTTCTCATACATTACTTTGGAATTTCTTGTTGTTTGATTGACTTTTCGAGCCACATAAGCCCCTCTTCTAACTTGGTAATAACAAGGGATAGTTCTCTTGTACGTGGCAATTGTTCTACTTTAGCGAGTAGGCTTTCATATTCTTTTTTTAGTTTATTTACTTCTGTCATAATTAACAATTTACAATTAGATATTTTTGTACTCGTCTTTAGCATTGAAGCAAGGACAAGCCTTTTTTACGCCCGCAAAGTCTCGGTGCCCTTGTATCACTGCTTCTGGGTATAACTTCTTGAGTTCCTTGAGCAGCTTTACAAGCGCTTCCTTCTGAGCAGTTGTACGGGTGTCTTTGGGTTGGAGGGTATTCTTATCCACCCCACCTATGTAACAGATCCCTATACTGTCCTTGTTGTGTCCCTCCACATGGGCGGGTATCTTATCTACATCTCGTCCGTCCTCTATGGTGCCGTCAAGGCAGACGATGTAGTTATAGCCTATCTCATTAAAGCCTCGTTGACGGTGCCATAGGTCGATGTCTTTGGAGGTGTGCTCTCTGCCCTCTGGTGTAGCAGAACAGTGGACTACAAGATAGTGAATAGTACGTGTACTTTTTTTCATTTTTTCCATTTTCCATGTTAATATTAACTACCATTTATCTCCCGATTACCTCAAGGTAAACAAGGTAGTGCCTATATTTTTATATTCCAACTTGTAGTTTTAATACATTCCAACTCGTAGTTTTAACTGCTCTATTTGTTCTCTTAGTCCACTTATTTCGCTACTAAGATTACTGAAAGTAGTAGTATTAATTTCATCTATTTGTTTTTGAATGTATTCTACACCTTTTCTCCTATTTATTTCATAGGCTGGTCTCTTGTCCTCAGGTAAATTCGACCAAAGTACATCTTTTTCAGGAATAAGACCAAAAGTTCCATCAATAGACATAACTTTTTTCCCTTCTGAATAAAAATCCATTGTTTTATCACATGAAAAAACAGCTTTTCCCGTGGTGTCAAAAAGTATTAACTTTTTAAGCTTTTCTAAATACTCTTTCAGTTCAGGAGTAATGCCTTCTGGAATTTCACTTTTTACTTTTTCCACTAATTTTTCTGAATCAGGCACAGAAATTTCACCTATTCCGTCTATACCATAGATAACAGTATCTTTATCTCGCCTTGTTTCCACTCTCGGCTTATTCTTAATGTCTCCCCAAGAGTGAGTGTGATCAATAAGGGCATAACGGCCGTCAAGATTAACTGTTAGAGGTGTTCCATCACTTCTTTGCCCTGTGAGCACTCCCGTTCCTTTGTCAAACATGAGAGAATTGAGCTTGATATCAGCCACATTTTCGGGTAATGTATCCTTATCATCAAAAGTAGCTTGCATCGTTTCCCCATCAGCAAGGGTAATAGTAAGAGTTTTTGTAACATCCCCTGTTACAGTAATCCCCACCACTCGTTTTTTAGCATTGGTTTCATTGGTTCTTTTTTCCTCATCTGTGTAGTCATTGGAGGATAGCCCTTTCCCCTCCTCTTTATCCACTTTTTTATCAAACAATGCTCTATGTGCATTGGTATCACTAAGATGATTGAGTAGCTGACCTGCCGAGGCTGTACCTTCTACGATTCTTTCCAATCCCTCAATGGAATCCATTGGAATCTTTTCATCTTTGTGCCAAAAGCTATCAATCCAAGCATAAAAATGCTCTTGCGCAGGTTTCATAAAGTTTGAAAACCATTTTTTGAGTGTTTTTTTTGATGTCATATTAAAAAAAATTATATATTACGATATTTATTTCTATTTAGAATCCTACGTATTCAATAAATTGCACCACACGATAAGGAGGCATATTATTGTGAGGTTGATCGCCACCTGTAGGTGAGGTAGTGCGACTATCAGGATCATCTGCACTGAAGTCAGAAGATAAGGCTCCTCTATCATTATCACGGACTAACCAGGGTATATTCTCAATGTTATGGCTATGGCTTGGCATCTCATCAATAGTGAGTTTGTGGGAGCGTTCACCTCCACTTTGGTTGAGTGCGTTAAGGCGATAGTCTTGTGAGTCTTCGGGTTTCTTAACATAGTCGGGGTCAAGACCTACCGGCATTCTACCTCGTAAGTTCACGTATTCACGCCAGCCTGCGGGTATTTCATTAGCTGGTTTGCCCCATAGAGCGATGAGCCCAATAGGTACAGCTTGCTTTTGTTTTTCGAGTTTTTCAATGCGCTCAAGGAGTTTTTTAGTCTCGGTGTTATCTGTTTTATTTTTGCCTAATTCTTGTAGGTTATTCACTCTTTTAAAATCCTCCCAATTGAAAGTCTTTTCAGGAACAGACCTACCAAAGGCTACACTTCTAATAATTTCCAATGGGCGTAGGAATCCATCTTCAAAGGTTACCTCATTGGTGAGTTCTTTGATAAACACTGTACTATCTTTCGCTCCGCCTTCAAAGGGGAAAAGCTCTCCATTAATAAAAACAGTACCGGGGGAAATGGTGTTTCCTCTCTCTTCGCAACCTGAGATAATTGCCTTATTTCCCGCCATACAGCCTAAACTATTGAAGAGGCGGTAACTATTTTGCATAAAGGCAAGGAATGCCACATCAAAGGGGTAACCCGCATTGTGTTCTGTGTATATACTATTCATATTATTAATGTGTTATCTCTATTGTCCATCTCTTGCCCGCGAGTTTATAGAAATTCACAAGGGCTTCGAGTTTATATCTATCATATTCCAAACCTTGTGGTAATACCACTATAAAATCTACGCCCCCATCTATATATGCTCCCCTTTGGTATAGGAAGACCCTTCCTAAGTACAAAGGTCTATTAGCACTTCTCGGATAGATATACAACCTTTGATTTTGCCTGCCGTCTTCTATCTTAATACGTCTTAGCTGAGGGTCAAACTCATCATTAAGAGCTTTACGAAGGTAACATACTTGGCTGTTGTGGATAAGGTTATACAAGTCTCTTTCTCTATGTACTTTAAAGTCATCTAATAGTTTGTTCAGAGGCATTGCTAATGTCCTTAGCCACGCCACTAATTTTCTCTTTCGCAGGAAAGTAGGGGTAATCAGTACGAGCAGTTTGTCAATATTAAAATTATACATTGCTGACATAAGTGATGTCGTTAAAGTTATCAATGGTAAAGTAGCCGGCAGTGGGTATCTTGCTTATCTCTATGGCTTCGAATGCCCCATAGTTACCATTAGTTCCAATATGTTTACTCTGTGCCAGTACCAAATGTGGTATCCTCACTCCTTCTGCTTGTTGAAGTTCGTCAATGAGATGCGCTAATACGAGCTCACCATTAAATGGTAGGCGTTTTAAATATTCTTTAATAGCCGTTTCGACTGGCTTAGTAGCGTGGATAATGCTTTGTCCGTTACTATCAATCAACAAAGGATCATAAACGATTTTCATTTGCAGGTGCAGTATATCGGGCTGATAGTTCACTATAGATAGGCGTACACCCGCGTCTTTTATCTCTTGCAAATAGGCTTCAAAGGCTTGCTTTTGCGGTTCGGTGATAGGTTGCAACTGCTCGCCTTGTTCACCTGCTATTTTTACTATAAGCCTACCTTCGTTTTTGCTTTCAATCACAGCCGAGTACTTGACTATCTTACTGGCTTCTATCTGCTCCTCTGTATGCCCTTGGTTGTTGAACTTGTCGCTGTCGGGTAACAAATCAAAACCATACTGAAAGGCAAGGGCTTTGCTTCTGTACCAACGGGCTGTGTGGGGTTTGAGCTCGGCAAGGCGTTTGTCTATATCCGCCCTATGTATGTCAAAAATCTTTTCCAAACTCCATATAGCCACTGCTATAATATAGACCCATAATCGCCATATAGCTACTTTGGAAGTGCTGTTGAGGCTTTCCAGTGCAGGCTCTTGCGCCTTGGCTTGGTAGATAAGGGTTTGTATTTCTTGAATGCTTCGTGCCATAGTTATTCTTTACTTACTATAAAATCTAAGTTAATCGCCCAAATGCTGATACCCTCAAGCCTTTCAAAAACTTGTTCGTCTTCCTTAGAAAAAGCCGTTGCGGGCTGCAAATTCTTAGCGGTGTAGTAGCCTAAAATATCTTTGTTGGTAAAAGCTTCTGCCGGTAATACTAAGGTTTTGCCCGCTTGCACATCATCAGTGATGTTAATAGTGTTGGCTTCGGCAAACTCAAAGATACTTTCTATTGTGCCTGTATGTTGTAGAGCGAGGTCTAATAGTGACTGATTATGTAGGACTGTGACAATCATTTTGTTTTACCATTGAGTTGCTTGTATTTTTTAAGTTCTGCTAAAAGTTCCTCTACGGAAGCCTCTAAGTCCTTAATGCGGGCATTGGCTTTCTTGAGTTCTTCGATTGCATTGGCATACTTAGCCCCTAAGTCTTCTATCATCTCTCGGTATATCTTCACCGCTTTATCCACATTGTCTAATTCATTGGTCTGTAACTCCATTTGTTGCTTTGGGCGGCCAAAAAACCAACCTGCCAAACCTGAGAGTACCATTCCTAAGAATGATATGATGTGTTCTTTAAGTCCTTCTAATATCCAATCCATTTTTTAAGTTTTTAATTTTGAGTTACTAACCGCTTAGCTTATTGTCCCCGTTCCTGTACTGGTCGTGGCGCCTGTATAAGTTCCTGCTTGTAGGGTGATTCCTGCTTGCACCGTTACCTCGCCGCTTCTGACAAAGGTATCAATAGGGCTTGCTAAGCGTTCGGCATACTCTTCCATACTCGGTTCGGTTTTGGTAAGCATATCCCGTTGAAGGGAGATAATGCCTTGTTTGAGTTGTTCTTTGTTTAGTGCCATAGTTGGTTTATTTTGTTGTTGATTTCTTCAAACTTGGCTATGTTCTGCGGGGCAAAGTTACCAGGGCCTGAAGGGGTTTGTATGATAGCGCTTTTAAGCTCTATTAAAAGCTCTATTAAAAGGGTTTTAAAATCGGCTTGCTCATTTTTAAGTTGCAATTTACCATCTTCTATCTTTAGGGTAAAACCTTCCAAGATACATTCTACTTTCTCCAACTCGGAGGTTCCTACTACTATTGCCGTTTCCTTGTTGATAAAAGCCACACATACCAGCGAACCTATTTTTGGTTGTAGGTAAAAACCTCCCTTATCAAAGTCTACTACTAAATATACATCGTTAATAGGTGAACTACCATCTAAGGGGCTTACATCAGCAGTTTTAGCCTCCTCATCTATAGAAGTTACTCTACATACCTTAACATATAGTTCCTGCCCTGTATAAGCCAATTGTTGTATCAGATCTTTTATCATAGTGCATTCCCTAATTCAATCTTTTGACGATAGCCGTTTGTACCAAAACTAATCTCATTCTTTTTCACTAAATAAGTACCACTATTGCCATCGGAGGCGTGTATTTCCACCATATCGCACTTGCTTACTTCGGGTACACCAAAGGTTTCAAAAGAGCCCTTAAAACCACTTTGCTTGTATCTTTCCAACGCCTGCATTGCGTACTTCTTTAGTTCCTCTTCTGTCAGTCCATCTATGCGGAGCTTTATTACTTCTCCGTCTTTGTCGCCATATTCGTAGGTGAGTTTCTTATGCTTGGCGTTAAAGCTCTGTGCCTCCACTCGTACCCTTATATCATCTTTATCACGGTAAGTAAAATCCTCACTGATGATATTTTTGCCGTGCTTAAAAAGGTGTTTTTCGCGATTGTCTATAGGGTAGGCTAATCCAATGTACAACACCGATTCTCCGTCTATAAGCCTAAAGTAACTACTAAGCATTACCTTTTCTTTTAGCTCTTGCAACTCTTGCGATACGTTGGGCTGGGTGATACGCCAGGTTCCTACTTGTATATTATCATCAATGAGTTTGTAGCTAATATTTGTGCCTTTGAGCAGATGCTCCACTATCTCTTTGAGGGTAGCGTTCTTAAAGGCTTTAGGCTCGGCTTTTAGCGTTTTTAGTAGAAACATGCCATCTTCACATTTTATGGTGATAGGCACTTTGGCATCTACCGAACGCACGTAACCTGCAAAGCGTACTTTTAAGTCATCATCATAACCGAGTTCTACCGTAATGCGATCGCCTCGCTTGATTGGAGGCATACCTTTTTCACTTATATACCCTTGCCAGCGAATATTGCGTGGCAGTTTTAGTTCACAGGTGTCGGTAAGGCTTTCCATATCTTCTACAATGTTACACTCGGCTACAGAATTGAATTGCCAGCGGGTGCTACCTGTCTCAATGGTTATTCTACTTACTAATCTTAACATACTCGTCTTGTTGTATTTGTTTGATTTCGTAAGGCTCATCGGAAAGCATTTGTATCTGTACGCTCTGGCGATTGCTGTGTGTTTCCTGTTGCAAAGAGAAGGAAGTCACCACAGCAGAACGAATCCCAAAAGCATATAGAAAATCACTTTCCACCTCTACAGTTTGTGGCGTAGTGAGCAGTTTTCTAAGAGTTTCTAAGCGACTTATAGGGTAGTCTTGCTTTGGCAATAAAAACTCTTCGTCTGTCTGCTCGTCTGGCTCTCCTTCATAGTCTGTTAATGCTATATCCAAAGTAATACCATAGTCGCCATTACTAATATACTCCTTGATTGTACCATCTCTCCCTTGTAGGGAAGTAGTTACAATATTGCGCTCTTGGGTGACAGAAATAACCACTTCCTGAAATAACAGGCTATAACGCTCGCCCTCGTGGTGGGTACTCATACGCAAGGAGGTAAGCCAAGGGCGATTTTCTAAGTCACTCATTGTGACAAACTCGCCATCAAACTTCTTAACCTCTAAGGGCTTGCCCGTTTGCATACCAAAGCGAAAAGCCAAGTTTAAGGCTACCGTTTTAGCAATTGTTTCTGGCTGTGGTTGAAAATTAAAATCAATCATATTTGTCAATCATTACCCCCTGCAAAGTCGGCAGTAGCAGTTAGTAACACTTCTCTTACTGCTTGTAGGAGTTGTTGTTTATCTAATCCTTTGTCGGCATTCATATAGATATTAAAATTATCCATCATCTTTCCAATACTAAGGTTACGCACTTTGTTTTCGCTTCTACTCTTATCACCTCCTACCCCCGTGCTATTCATTGTTTTGGTAGCTGCCACGCCCCCAACTGTGGGAACAGTAGGTTTATTTTTAGTAAGGTCAAAGCTATCTTTATTCTCTACTACCGTTACTTCTTGTGGCTTATCGTCTTTTTGGGTGTTAGCCTTTTCCTCGTCAGAGACTAAGTCCATATTCCTACGAAACTCCTCCACACTCCCTGAAGCATTGGCCGCCCATTCCCAACCAGTGAGCTCGGCAACCCATCCTAATATCTTTTGTAGTGGTGCCATTATTACATCTAATAACACCAAGCCTATACGCTTAAAACCTGCTAAAATACCTTCTGACTTAAAGGCTTCGACGATGCTATCCCAATGCCTTTTTATCATCATAAAGGCACTAATGAGCATACCTATAGGACCTAAGAGGAGTAGCATAGTAGAGCCAAAGGAGTCAAAATAGCTAATAGCTACCGTAACATATCCTATAAGCACCCCTATAGCACTTACCACCAGCATAATAGGGTTCATATTCATAATAGCGTTCAGAATTCCTTGTGCCACGGCCATTCCCTTGGTAGCCACCGAACAAATATTTGTCCATAGGGCGGCCCTTTTTTGTGCGTTAGTAAGAAAGGAAAAGGTATTAATCAAGACGCTTCCTATAGGCGCAAGTCCTGTCATTTGTTGAACAATATCACTTAGTGCTCCTGCGTATCCGAATGCCCCTCCTGTTGCGTTGAAAATAGAAATCTTAAAATCTTCTACTTGAGCGGTAAGGCGCGCATTCTTTTCAGATGTACTTTCCATGATCACCCCTGCTTGCTCTACGGCTGAGTTGGTTCCCTCAATACTTTTGCTCATCGCTTCGGCCTCATCAGCGGTATTGATAAGGGCAATGGCGGCAGCCATATTCTCCTTTCCAAATACCTTAGTCATCAGGGCAGTGTCGCCCTGTATCTTACGCAGGGTTTTCAATCGCTCGTGCAAGGGCACACTACTATCGGCTAAGTAATCGGTACTGATCCCCGCTTCCCTAAGTCCATCGGCAGCAAGTTTGGAAGTAAAGCGACCCTCTGAAAGAGTAGTCAGTACGTTACGAAGGGCAATCCCTCCTTCACTTCCTTTCTTACCTGCCTGATCTAATAGCTGAATATAGGCGTTGGTCTCGGCAAATGATAGACCCGTAGTCTTAGCTACCATACCCACCTGCTCTAATGCTTGCTTGATTTGCGGGAGTTCGGCCGACCCATTCTGGGCAGCGGCGGACATCACATTCATCATCTCTGTCATCACCTTTGCCGCCTTGATAGGGTCTTCCATACTCACCCCAAATTGATTCAGTGAGGTGTTGAGTACATCAGTAGCCGCTATGGTGTCACCCCCCATTTGCTTAGAGAGAATATTCACATTCTCACCCATCAGCTTCATTGCTTCGCTATTCTTAGCAATATCGGGGCTAAGTTGTGAAAGCATCATCTTATAGGCTTCCACATTATCTACTGCCGAAGTACCAAAGGTTTTAGCAGTTTCACGTGCGGCCATTTCTATAGCTTTGAGGCCTTCGCCTGTAACTCCAGTAATGGCCGAGAGTTCGGATAAGTTCTTTTCAAGGGCTATGCCGGGAGCATATAAGTTAGCCGCTGCTGAGGCTGCCCTATCAGTCAGATTAAGAAAGGCCTCAAAGTTTATGTTGGATAGTTTTGTACTTTCCTCTATCGTTTTAGATACTCCTTCTATAGCCTTAGTGGTATTTTCGGAAAAGGTATTCAGAGTCTGATTAATCTGGGTAATCTCTGCCTGTAGTATATCCATGTTTTTGAACAAGGCTACAAATACAGCAGAAACCTGATTATCTCCTGCTATATTGAAATTTATACCATAATTAAATGTATTATTCATTTCTTTTTTGTAACTTTGCCTTGTTAAACTTATACTACTATGAAAACACTATTTTGGCTTGTTTATATCCTATCTTTTATAGTATTTGTGATAAGTTCCATACTATGGAATCTTTACGAAGTGGGAGGTATTAGTATCTACATCAGCCTACATATATTTTTCTTTTGCTTGGTATATAGCAATATCTACCCCAAAAAGGTAAAACTATCCACCCATAAGTACCTTAAATAACTCTGCTTGGTTTTGCATACGCCAATGCTCTAACCACATTGCTTGGGCATAGAGTTTGCACCACTGACTGGCTTGCAGACTTTCGGGGTTTACCCCAAAGTTAGCACGAATCAGTGCCTCAGCTTTCCACTCTTCTTTCTCACTGGGCTCACTCTGTAGTGAGCCTATAAGTTTTTTGCGGTTGCCCTCGTTTTTTGTACCCTTAGCATTAGGGCTTCTACTGCTTTGAGTTTGAGCATATCGCGCCCCACAATAGCCTCATCAGCTCTCACTACATAGTTCAGGTAAGCCACTTCGGCGGCTTTCACCTCGTCGGTCTTGGAGATCTTGGTCATTGCTTCCAAGTGTTTGAAGGTTGGCTCTTTGAAGATCACTTGATGAGTCTGCCCGTCGGCTTCTACTTCCACCAATACCAACTCGCCATGTTTCTCTTTAAGGGATTGTATTTCGGCTTCCGATAGCCCACAAATAGTAGCAGGTTCGGGGACTTTGTTTTCTTCTACAAACATAAACGTTTCTTTTTCCATAATAATTAAATGCTTTTATCTACTACATGGCTTACAATAAGAGGTAATTCTACTTCTTTGTGCATATCGCCCTCCTTCCATTCAAAAGATGTTTTTTGAAACTCACAATTCTTTAGTATATGGGTTACCAGTGGCTGATTATCGGGCTGATAGTTCACCGTGATAGGGAAAGGTGCAATGCGGTGCAATTGTCCTTTAGGGGCTTTGGATTTCAGAGCCATTACAGTTGAGGCAAGCACAGTGATAGAAGCGGTAGTCTTCACTCTGCCATACCCACGACTCACGGGGTGGCGACCTGCACCATATACGTTCTCTTTTTCTTGCTCCTCTTCATACTTTATGGCAACAATACCCGTAACGGGCACGCCCCCGATAGTGCAGATGATATCTGCCCATCCATACTCTCTTCCGTTGATAAGGGGTTCTAATTCTAACATTTTTAAAGTGCTTTTAAACAGTTATTAAATTGCTATACATTAAGGGCAAAACCAATAGATACTTCTATCTCACGCATAGTGCCTACAGGTACTATTTTGAGCGCTATCTCTAATTTGGAGGTCTGTAAAATGCGCTGGCGTGGGTTGATATACACCTTATAGCCGCTGAGTTCACCGTTACGTTTCATTGCATCCAAAGGCTCTTCACAAAGAGCATTGATAGCTGACACAGTAGCTGTTTGTAGGTTACCTGTATCGGGGTCAATATAGGCAGGACCTGAAACTTTAGGCACAAGTACACGGTTTAGCTCACGGATAGCCTTGTCTATAGTACGATTGTTCTCTATATAAGCAAAGTCACTGGTGGCGGCTGTTGCCGTAAAGCTATCGTTAAAATAGGTGCCTGCGTTGCCTGCATATTGAGTAAGGAAAATATACCCTTTGCCGTGCAAGGCTTCTACTTGTGCAGGGGTAAGGCTTCCAAGCTTGGTGCCGTCTGCTAAAGCAGGGACATCTAATTCAAGGGCTCGCAGCACATCGCCTGTAAGACCTTTATTGTAAGCAACAGTCACTAAGTTCTGTTTCTCTACCCAGCCAATGCTTTCGTGTACGCTGGCTTTGGAAATAGCTCCAAGGGCAGCCCCTATACAACCCACTGCAGGGGTAGTTTGTGCGATATAAGCCCCACGCCCTGCACCATCTTGACCTATAACCACACTCACGAGTTCGGCACTTTTGGTGCGCAAATCGGGGAGGTTAGCAATATCTTCGGCTTTTAGTTTAAAGCTATACAAAAGGCTTGCAGGGGTGATACGTTTGGCTAACTCCTTGCCGATAGCGTTTAGCTTGCTAAGAGCGTTGTCTAAGCCCGAAAGTTCGGTTTTGAAGTCGCAAACGGCGATTTGTCGGAGTTTGCCTTGGGCGAATGCCTGCAGGGTTTTTACTTCAGTGTAATTACTGTCAGCACTTGCTACTGATTGCACGTATAGCTTTGCCCCTTCATTGACACGAAAGAACTCGGTTATATGATAGTGCAATACAGGGGCTGTATCGGGGAAAATTCCCTTGCCGTTTAGCTCCTCTACTGAAAGCAATAAGGTAGGGGCAACGGCTGTTTCGCCATAGACAATAAGCCCAGAGATATGGTCTTCACCTGCGAGTTCACGCCCTAAGCCACCATTTTTTCTTATGAATTTTACTCCGTTCATTGTTTAGCGTTTGTTAAAGTTTTTAGGTTTAAGTTCAAAGCTGGGCTTTGTTTCTTCTGAGGGCTCTGGGCTTTCTGAACTATCAGAGTTTTCAGAGGGCTCTGAGCTTTCTGAATTGTCGGGAACTTCTGAACTATCAGTGTTTTCCGAAGAAGGCTCTAAGGGTTCAGTGGTTTCTACTGTTTGAGGCTTCTGTGTTTCAGTAACTACCTCATTTTTCACCTCCTCTTTCTCTGTTGCTTCTTCTGTGCGTACTACTTTTTTTACCTCTTGATTTTTGAGGGTGAGGGCGTAGTTTTGTGCGCCGTTTTCGGTGTAGAAGTATTTACCATCAGCCGTTTTGTAGGCTACATCAAGCCCTGGGTTATCTTTGAATATACTGTCCATTTTTTTGCTTTTAGGTAGGGGCGTATGGTTACACCCCTATGAGGTTTAACAATTATTTCAGTGCCGCAATGTACTTGTTCTCCAAAGGGGTCACTATAAAGTAATGACGATAGGCCAAAAGGTTTGCCTGATTGGTAGGATCTTGCTTTGCCTCAGAGTAGTACTGCTTGGTAAGTCCTGTTTTCTTTCTAACCATCTGTTTTACGAAGGCTACGGAAGCGGGTTTGTCGCTGCTGGTAGGTACTTGGTCAAAGGCTATCTTTTGTCCCGCACTACTATAGTGAGGGTGCTGTTCGTAGGTTTTGATTTCAAAGCCTGCAATCACAGGAGATACCTGCCCCTGACGATAGTTGATAAGTTGATCCCCAAAACGTTCTCTATCCTTGAGTAGGGAATTGAAGTGGTCAAAGCACAGCACCAAACGGCGTCCCGCCAATGGCCAACCCGCCTTATCACATTTAGCCTTGAGGGCTACAATATCGTTATAGGTGCATTCTGTACCCGCAAGGGTGAGTACAGGCGTATCTGCCGTATTTTGCGCAGGAGCAAGGGCGTGAATGGCCTTACCATACTTACGTACACTAATCTCGTTGGTTTGTGCACGGGTTACAGCATCTATCTTGTCATAACTGGAGCCGACAATCTGGTCATCGGTGACCTTGGTGGGTTTAGTCTGGTACTTGTCCAATTTTACAGTTACCTCGTTTTCAGTGTAGCTCTGTACGGACAAAGGATAAGTACTATTGTTGATGAGCACATCGGGTTTGAACTCGGTAGTGGGGATATGGATTACATTGTTTTCGCCCATTTCCATTACATCTCCGTCCAATTCTTGTACGCCATCCAAAAAGTCGGCTGTACCCCCTTGGGAGAGTGTTTGGTGTACTCGTCTCTCCCATATTTCTGGAAAATTCATTGCCATTGTAATACTGTTTTATTCGTTTTTAAATAGGGTTTAAATTATAGTCTTTCACTCTTCACCTTTGCTCTTTATTAAATAGAGGCGATGAGCTTTTGGTAGGCTTCGGGGTTTCCATTCTTGAAGGCTACTTTTTCCTCTAAGGAGAGCTTTTGGAAGTCCTCCATAGTAGCTACTCCTGTTGTACCTGTAGGGGTAGTAACTCCTGCGGAGAAAGACTTCTTAGCGGGGATCCCCTCCAGTGTGGCTTTAACTAATTCAAAGTTCTGCGCGGCCAAGTCAGCAAAAGTCTGACGCTTGTCCGCTGTGATTTTACCACTCTTGATAGCCTCGTCAAGCATTTGTACTGTGAGGGCTTCTCTTTGGGCTTTTTCTTTGGCTACATAGGCGCTAAGTTGTTCTTCTGAAAGGGTGAGCTTTTCTTTGAGCTCATCACGGCTTTTGGAAAGTGCTAAGATAGCGGATTCTATTTCGTCTGCCGATAGTTCCTTAGTACTGGCGCTCATACCCAAGGCTACTAAGGCCAATTGTGTAAGTTGTAACTTCATATGTACTGTGTTATTAGGGTTTGTTTTTGGAAATGATAGGCAAAGTTCCTTAATCTCTTCCTCGGTAATTTCTACCCCATCCATTTGTAGGCGTAGGGCATTAGCATTGCTCGGTACAGCTACTATAGAGGCTTCAAAAAGAGAACATTTTTTCAGGACAACATCACCACCTTCATAACTGAGGTCTTCCCTGTGGAAAGCTATGCCCATACTTGCTCCTTTGATGATGCCCCGTTCTACCTTACTGGCTATTTTTTTTGCATTCTCATCGTCCATATCAAAACGAGGTTCGGCAAGGAGCTTTCCATCTTCAAGTATGATGTTCTCCCAAGAACCTATCACACTTTGGTTGCTTTGATTATGTCCGTCCAACATTACGGGGTTGGTTGCAAAACGGGTTAAGTCAATTCCCGCCGATAAGACCTTAAAACCATAGGAATTGGTCACGCGCTCATCATTAAGTACAAATCTGGGCATATACTTTTCTTTTTGGGTTTGTCTGATTTCTGGCGCAAAATTAAGGCGGCTTTCTTACCCCCGCAAAAAGTGGTAACCTCTGGTAACAACATTGTTACTTCTGGTAACAACTCTGTAACCTCTGGTAACAACTTTTTGTTTTTTTTCTGTCCAATCCCCAATTTTGCATTTTATTTAGACTATGGCAAAAACAAAAGACGCTGTTCGTATTAAGGCGGAACAGTATTATATTGAAAATATTGAGGTTACTCAAGCAGAAGTAGCGGAGCTCTACGGAGTACGTCCTGCCACTATTGGTGAGTGGGTAAAGAAGTACGATTGGGAGGACAAGCGTTTGAACTTCCACGCTTCGCCTACTATTATCAAACAGAAGCTACAAGCTGAGACCATTAGGGTAATGAATGGGCAGGAACCTACTTTCTCAGCTTCCGATGTAGGTAAGTTAATGGCCGCATTGGATAGGTGTGAAACACAAGCAGATCCTACCACTGTATATAAGGTACTGAAGGAACTGGACATGTTTATATCACAACAAGACGCTGAGTTCGCGGCTCAATGTACTAAATTCCACAAACAATTCTTACAACTAAAAGTGAAAAATGAGCAAGAAGGATAAAATATATGCTAAACTCTTAGCCGATTACGACAAACATTGCCTATTGATTGCTAAGGCTACTTCAGTGAATATACACGAAACAGCCAAAGAGAGAGCGGCTCGTATTAAGAACTTGGAGGGCGATTATGTGCGCTGGTTTGAATACTATTTCCCTAACTATGCCAAACAGAAGTGTGCTTGGTTTCACGTCCAGTTAGCTAAGATGATAGTGGGCAATAAACGCTTGCGCTTGCTTGCCGAGATGTACCGTTCGGCGGGAAAGTCGGTACATATAGATATGGGGATACCGTTGTACTTGTACTTTGCCAAGAATGATTTGCGATTTATGCTTTTGGTGGGCGAGACTGAACCTAAAGCTAAGAAACTGCTATCGGGTATACAGGCACAGCTGGAACACAATAACCGCTTGCAGAATGATTACGGCAAGAGGTCATCGGCGGGGGACTGGTCGGATGGTTCGTTTGTTACTAATGATGGGGTTCGATTTATGTCGCTTGGTTTTGGGCAAAACCCGCGAGGAGCACGAGAACAGTCGGAACGCCCCGACTATATAGTGGTAGATGATGTGGATAGCAAGAAGTCTATCCACAATGACCGTATTATGCGTGAAAGTGTAGACTATATCACCGAAGATGTATGGGGGTGTTTTGACAGTGAGGACAATGCCACTGAACGCTTTGTATTTGCGAATAACAACTTCCACAAAAACTCGATCACGAACCGCCTTAAAACGTACTTCAATGAGGTGATTAACACGCCCAAAGAGGAGGGTAGTTATGAAGATAGTCCGCAAACAGAGTTCAAAATACTTACAGTGTGTGCAGTGAAAAACTTACAAGACTTTACTCCTGAATGGCCTGAGAAAACATCGGCGGAGTACTGGCGTAATAAGTTTAAGAGTATGCCCTACCGCTCGTTTATGCGGGAGTATATGCACACACATATTGAGGACGGAGCAATCTTTAAGTACGAGGATATTCAGTATAAAAAGGCACTGCCACTGAGCAAGTATGATAACCTTTGTTTTTATGGCGACCTTTCGTATAAGGAAAATGCGGACTACAAAGCCCTGATTTTGGTAGGCAATATAGGCAAGGAGTTTCATATACTACTGTGCTATATGCAGCAAAAAAGCCGTGCGCATTGTGCTAAATGGCTGTATGACCAGTATGAGAAGTATCGCTTAGACCGCTACAATGTACGTTATATGATTGAGGGACTTTTTGCGATGGATGAGTTTGTAAGCGACTTTGACCAAGAGGGCGACAAACGAGGGTACTATATCCCTATCGTAGCTGACAAACGAAGTAAGGCAGATAAATTTGACCGTATAGAGAGCCTTGCGGGCTATTTTGAGCGCAAAAATGTGTGGTTCAATAGTGAACAGAAAGACGCGGATATGCAGGTGCTTATTGACCAGTTCTTAGCTTTTGAAAAAGGTTCGGGTGCTCACGATGATGGACCCGATGCCGTGCATGGAGCTTTTAAATGGCTCATAGGTCGAAATAGACAAAGTAGTAACCAATATGCCTTCGGGGCGAGAGTTAATAACAGATACTAATATGTTCCTAACAAAAGAAGATTTAAAGAACAATATCTACTCCTACCAAGTAGAGCAGATTACCGAAGGGGACGACACTATAGTATTGCAGGCGTTAGATACTGCCGAGCAGGAAGTAAAGTCCTACTTCTACACCAATGACAAAAAGGAGTACTTGGACGGCAGACCGCGCTATGATGTAGAGGCTATCTTTGCCAAGCGTGGGGAGGAAAGAAACGCCCTTGTGGTGAGCCTTTGTCTCTCTGTAGCAAAGTGGTATATAGTGGATCTGTGCAACGCTGATATTATCTATGACCACGCCAAAGAACGTTACGATAGAGCAATAGAGTACCTTAAAAGACTTGCTAAAGGAGAAGTAAATATCAGTTCGTTACCTATTATGCCTCGTACTGAGGAAAGCCAACAACAAACAACTCCTTTCCTCTTTGGTTCCCGTAAAAAATTTAATCACGAATAATGAAAGATATACTCACTAATACAGATTATGACCTTGTCATACAGGAGGGCGATTTTTTCTGTGGGGAAAGTACCGCTCAGCACCTCGAATTTCTCCTACTTTCCTTTCAGGGCGAATGGAAAGAATCACCTATCATTGGAGGGAATATCAAGCACGCTCTCAATGGAAATGTGTCTCGTGCCCTTGATAGGCATATACGCATTCAATTAGAAGCAGACGGCTTTAGTGCCGAAGTACTACAAATCACCGAGAAAGGTATTAATGTTAAAGGAAAATACAAGCAATGAAACCCTATAAGAACTATAAGAAAACTAAAAAAGCAGGTAATAACAGCCTGCAACCTACCCGCAATATCGTTCCCAAGGCAATGGCGCGTACCCGTGCCGATGTACTCACCTGGAAAAGTGCCCTCTCTATGGCTGAGAATATAGATAACCCTAAGCTATATCCTTACTACAACTTGGTAAAGGATATGCTCCTTGACGCCCATACTACCTCACAAATCAAAAATCGCAAACTAAAGACGCTATCGGCTAACTTTTCCATAAAGAAAGCCAATGGGGAAATTCACCCCGAGCTGACAAGTCAATTGCAGAAGTCTGTATGGTTTGGCGAGATTATCGGGCATATTTTGGATAGTGAGTACTTTGGCTATACCCTTATAGAGCTCAATCGTACTGATGAGCAGGGCGTAGAAGTTTCCTTAGTACCTCGCCAAAATGTAATACCTCAAAAGGGGCTAATTCTCAAGGACTATACCGACGACAAGGGGTTAGACTATCTCAATGCCTCTGAGTATGGTACCTGGCTGTTGGACTTTGGCGGGGTAGGTGAGCTGGGACTTATCAATAAGGCGATACCACATATCCTCTTTAGCCGATTTGCGCAAAGTTGCTGGTCAGAATTATGTGAAATTTACGGTATTCCGCCACGTGTAATGAAAACAAACACCCGTGATCGTCAAGCCCTCAATCGTGCCGAGAAGATGATGACCGATATGGGAGCCGCTGCTTGGTTTATTATTGATGAGACAGAGCAGTTTGAGTGGGCTACCAATGGGGTTCCTTCTACGGGTGAAGTGTATGATGGACTCATAAAACTGTGCCGTGATAACATCTCCCTACTTATCTCAGGGGCTATCATAGGGCAAGATACAAAGTATGGTAGCAAGGGTAAAGAAGTAAGCTCACAAGATATGTTGCAAGCCCTTGTGGATGCCGACCAAACAATGGTAGAGCAGTATATGAACGATAAAGTACTACCCGCCCTGTACGCCATTGGAGTACTCCCCGAAGAGGGCTTATCGCTCGTGTATGACCAAGTGGAAGACTTGGGCGAACTGTGGACACGCACTAAGGAAATACTACCTTATAAAGAAGTCTCCGATGAGTGGCTCAAAGAAAAATTTGGTATTGAAATAGTAGGTAATAAAGCACCTACCACACCTCAAAAGCTCTCCTTAGATTTTTTCGACTAAGCCCCGAAATTATGCCCTCGGTGGCTCACCACTATTTCGGGGCTATGCATCAAAGTCTAAGTCTGCAATATGCGCCCTGTGATTGTGAGGCATGCCAAGAAGCAAGGTTATCAAGCGCACAAGAGCCTCCAAAGAAGCCATTAGACCTTACCAAAGTGGCGAAAAAAGCCTTTGACCAATTACATAAGAGAGGTAGCTACAGACCTGAAGACTTAATGAAATACAAAGCCTACCGCGACCTCATTACCGCTACCGCTGAAGTGTTTAACACCGCTATCCCTCACGAAGTACCGGAGGAAATGAGAGCCTATTTAGAGCGAGATGTATTTATCTTTTCGGGGCTCAAAACCCATACTCAGCTTACGGAAGCTCGTAGCAAACTAAAAGACGAGCAGGGGAATATACGCCCTTATTATCAGTTTGAACAAGATATTTTAAAGCTCAACAATACTTACAATCGTAACTACTTAGAAGCCGAGTATCAGTTTGCCGTGCAGAGTGCCCAAAGTGCTGCTAATTGGGCTAACCTGCAAGAGGATACAAGCAGGTATTGGCTTGAATATCGCACCGCAGGTGATGAGCGTGTAAGGCAAAGCCACGCAGCTTTAGCAGGAATATGTTTGCCAAAAGACGATGCTTTTTGGACAGAGTACTACCCGCCTAATGGCTGGCGTTGTCGCTGTACTGCTGTAGAAGTATTGGCTCGGGAAAATACCAAAAGCAACCCCGAAACTGCCAAAAAGGCAGGAGAAGAAGCGACTACTCAGATAGGTAAAAGCGGTAAGAACAAACTGGCCATGTTTCGTTTCAATCCAGGGCAAGAAAAGAAGGTATTTCCTCCTAATAACACTTATACCCAAGTGGTAGGAGCGGAACAGGTGAAAAGAGAACTAGAGACAATAACAGAAAGAAAGATTGTTAATTTACAAGAACTTATAAGAAGAAACCAGCCCACAAAAGAAGAAGTGGAAAAT